AATTGTCATCTCATCCTCTATTTTCCCTGTGAGCTTTGGCTCTATACGCAAACACGGTTTTATGCCCAGGGACAAGGGCATTGACACATCAGGCCCCTCAACATTTGAATTGTAAGGCATCTCGTAGGGCGTGATGATGCGCGGTGTCTCATCGATCAGAGGCCGAGAAAATCCAAAAGCAGATGCGACACGAGATGCACAACGTAAGGCCCATGACGTTGGCCCTGCGAATTCAGCAAGAACAGGAATGCCGGAGGCCAAACCAGCAATCTTTGCACCAGTGTCCAACATATCTGAGATCTTCGTCTTCTTAGCCTCTTTTTCCAACGGCAGAGATGTCTTCTTCACAAGCGGCTTTGTCTGTCCTGACTGGAATATATTTGGGGTCGGATTAAAGAACTCCAGATCATCCTCGTTCCAATGTCCGTACAAATTCCACCCCACAGTGTTGGTACCTGCTCCTGTTTGTAAAACCCCGTAAACTTTAACCATCAACTGACCCATTTGAGGAGAGCCCGCAATTGAGGGGACTAGGTCAATAAATGAAACAGGCAAGACAAACGGAATCCGCAATTCACAGGCAGTTTCACAAGCCAAGTCAAGATCAACTGATGGCCAAAAGCTCCAGCTCTCCGGGGCAGCTGCTCTGCCTGGAGCACTAGTATCCACATTATACATGGGATAAAATGCTAATTTAAGACGACCCTGCTGGAAAGGATTGGCTGTGGCCTGCAAGCGAAACGTGATCGATCCACGAACGCCTTGAAATCCATCCAGTTTCTTCGTTATAATGCTAAGGGCCAGAAGATTTTCAGGAACGGATGCGTTGTAAAGAGCCGCTCCAAGGGCATCTGTTGTTGCCCAAGACCCCGAGGCCACCGCTACAGGACGCGATAAGGCCTTCTTAAGAGTCATAATAAACTCTGTGGTCATAGTCTGAATATACGGCGGTGCTGAGAATGTGGACACACGGTCATCATTCTTTTCAACAACTCCTGATCCAACAAAAGTCGTTGTTACGTCCTTCTGAGTGTCTTCTTGGACACGAACGTGAGCAACAGTGTCCGTAGTTGTAGTTCCGTGGGGCCCAAGTGCTATGGGCTCAGTAGCTGACGATCCAGCTGTTTCTTTTGATATACCGAGATTTTGAGCTGCGTTGCTACAGCCATACCTAACGCAATTGATGTGGCCGGCGTGGTTTTTGTGCTGAATAGCACAGAATTGCCTCCAAGATTTTAGACCACCCTGAAACTCTCTCTTGGAGTACCTTTTGGGTGACGATCCACCCCGGGCTGGCAAGCGCCCGTTTTTGTGGCAGTATATTTTAGTCCAGCTGCCAGGGACTGCACTTATAACGCCAGTCTCGCGCCCAGGTTTAACGCCTCGGGAGGGCGGAGTTAATTGCTATGGACGGTAATCAGCCTCGAGCTTACACGCTCGGGCTAACGCCTCAGACCAGGGCCATGCTGAATAAGGTCGACGCAAAGTATGACGCGCCGCCTTCTCCACTCGAGGAGCGAGTTCTAAATACTTACCTCGTCCATGGAAACTAATTTCCATGAGCGCGGTGTTAAAAGTGTTAGTCAGCTCATCAATCGTTGGATCCCGCTTATGCATCCAGCACATTGCATCAATAATGGCCTCCATCTGCAGTGCGCCAACGAATCGGCCCATTTCCCTCTCATAGCGGCATGTACGTTTAAGAAACACCAGTGCTTCATCTGTAAACTCTGAAGTTATCGGCTTCTTGTCTTCACGAGTGACCACCATGCCATAGGCCGCTGAAAACTCCGCGAACTTACGTGCATTCAAATACTTCTGGACAGAACGATGCACTGAAATCAGAAAGTCATCACCCATGGCCATTGCCACAACTTTTAGACTCCGCTGAAGATCCAGCACAGCAGATAAGTCCCTCAGCTGCCACTGAACCACCACATACGGCTTGCATTTTGAGTACCAAGAATTAAAGCAAGCCGTCAAGTAATTTCCACTAGGGTGGCCACAATAGACCGAATAAACAAAGCCCCACTGACTATTGTCACTGGCATTTATCATCTTGTGGTACATCGACACAACAAATGGATCCTCGGGCGTAGGTTCCTTCAACAACTCAGCTCTCACGGTCTTTGATACATGGACTGGATATGTAACGTGACGAGCATACTTGAAGTCCAGAGCCAACAACAATCTCACCTCATTGTCAGAAGAGGAACCATACCAGGCATTGGTGGCGTGGAAAATGGCGTCAAGAAGTTGGGGATGTTGACATAAATCAAAAGCTTTGGAGTCACCTCCAAAACAATCTTGCGAGCGCCGGAAGAGAAACCGACACATGTCATCAAACTCTTCAGAATAAGGATTCATGCCAATGACTATCCCATTCCGAATTTTATTTAACTGTGTCCAGGCACAGAATCCACCAAAGTACATCCGGCAAAGCACCAATTGCACAAAGGGGCCCGCAGCAAACACCCTAGTAGCAGCCTGAGCTACTTTTTCAAGTGGCCGGCGCTCATCCTTCAAGCAATCCATAGCCAGAAAAAGTGGACGAACACCATTCTGCAGTAATTTCTCTGCATGGTCAATGTCACGATACAGACGCTCCTTCAGCTCTGATGAGGCAAGCCAGGCCTTCTTCGTCGTCTTTCCCGACAGAACATAAGGATAGCCTACAGATGTGGACAAATCAAGAGGTCGGAAAGGTGATCCCGGAATGCCATAAATGGCTTCCTCTAGGGTCATTTTCCTACACCAGAACTTAAGGTCAGCCACCTCAATACTTGAAGACTCTAGAACAATCTGGCGTACAAGACTACGCAAATTCTCCACTTTAGGATAAGCCTTCACAAGCGTTGGCATCTTCTCACGATTTAGGTGATACGGGCTGACCCAATGGCCATCTATCTTGCAGATGTCTAATTGAGCCGGGGCTGTAGATTGCTCAAACATATCTACGTGCGCCAATGGGCACAACTTGCTTCTCCCGGTCGCGTGAAAGGCCGGAACCACACCTTCAGTATAACCAGGAAAACACTGAGGAAAATTTGGATTGGTTGTCACATCAAGAGGCTTCATCATCTTCTCGCTTTCATCTTGATACGACAATAAGTGGATTTCAGGAAACAGCATTTTGAGCTCGTCCAGCTCACGCTCCACCCACTCTAAGAAAACAGGTGCTGCCCCTCCTATATAACCATTGCCGCACTTGTGAATACCAACCAAGTATTTGCCTTGGGACACAGAATCGGTCACCACCGGTAAACCACAGTGGCCCTGCATTGTGGTAATGCGGTATGAAATGTTTACTTCATTTGTATACTCATCATCCCCATAGCGGTAGCCACCAGCGTGAGTAGAGTTGATCATTCCCTCATTAGTGAATTGGAACCGCAAATTCTCATCATTAGCAGTCACGTCCGGAATCAATAGGCGGAGTTGAGAACGTGTTTGTAAATCAGACAAAGGAGGTATATACCGTCGAAAATCAGGAGCTTGTTGAACCCCAGTATTGTCCAGGTAAACCAACACCAAGTCAAAGTCACGCGTATCATCATCCACGTGGACTTTTTCAAAGCACTCAATTGGCACCTCTATGCGGTTAGCCAACTTTCCAAATGGTTGTAAATACACAAACTCAGATCCGGCCTCTTCCGCCATTGATACAACCATGTCGCAAACATGGGCATTGACCAACGCAATCCGATCTACTAACATTTGAACATGACCAACAGCCCTCTCATCCTTCGGTTTGATAAAAATGTGGTAATTATGGCGTAAGAGTTTTATGCACTGCTTTTGCATGTCATCACCGCCTTGTGGCTGATTGTCAGCTTTTGGTGTCTGACGGATTCCAGGATTTCTGAAAACTCCAAAACCACGACGAACAGCGGGAACTCGTGAACGTTGCTTAACCGGAATAGACTGCGATTCATTATCAGCGTCGCCCCATGCTCGAAGTCCTCCGTAAAGCGTTAAAGCAACTCCAAAAGCGGAGGCAGCGCCGACGACCCAAGGCCAATAGTCACGGAAAAAGACCCAAACTTTCCCAGCTCCATGCCGAATTTGATTTGACAATGTCTCAAACAGGCCCCGGAAGTAATTCCGATTAGTAAGTGCTGAAGCTTCCTCAATAGGAACTGCCTTGATCATACGAATCTCTTCATCAGGAATGCGAGCTTTCCAGTACGCATTGCTCGCCGTAACAATTTGCGGATGACACTGTACGCAAAATTCGTCCCACCCCACATTGTACCGATCTAGGAAGAGACGCAAGGCATTTTCTTTACTTTTGGTAGTCATATGAGAAACACCCCACAACTTGATTGATTCAAGATAGAACTCGAACAGGCGATAAAATTCCTTGGTTCGCAAAGCCTCATCCTGAAACCGCTCCTCCCAATAGCCTTGAGGCTTATTAATTGGTTCTACTGCGATGGTCGGTATCTGACACGTGCCTACAGCACGAGGCTTGCTTCCAGGCATTCCATGCTGGCGACGCTTAAAAAGGTCAGCCAGACTCTGTCCCTCGGCAATCCTCTCTTGCAAATTCTCAGGCAACTGACCAGAAAACTTCAAGTTATTTCGATGCTCTTTCTCCAAAATCTCCTCCAATAATTGCGTTGGGGACATAGTACCTATCCTGACAGCTTGCCGTTGAGTAGTAATCTTATACCGAGTCAACTCATACACAGACATCTTATCTTCCCACGCGGGTAACGATGAAATGATAGCCAACAGGTCAGTATCAACATTGGACGACCCCAAAAATTCACTCTCACGCCTAAGCTCAGGCTGAAAGTCAAGAGCTATGAAGAAGTCGGGACGCCGAAGAACCGCATCCATACAGGCAATCGCCTCAGAATTAGGAACCTCGATGTTGCAACTCAATATGACAAACTTGCTTGTAAAATATGACGATCCTTTATCGTTCAAGTTCGCCATATGCAAGAGCGCCGGATTTCCATTGATTGCCCTCACTAAGTCCAATGCCGCAGACTCACCTCCAGCGACTTCCTTCTTCTGCAGGAAGTCATCAAAAATGCATACCGCTTGGTTTGCATAACCATCCCAAAATTCGGTCTCAGGAGTACGGTTGTAAATGTAAGATTCTATGTGCTTCTCAACCAAAGCATACTCCTCCTCACTAGTAGTTCTACGCAACCACTCTTTCGCCAACATCTTTGAAAACACAGTCTTTCCTTTTCCTGGTTTTCCATACAAAAACACGCAGACCGGCTCGGGACGCGTCGAAACAATGCCAGGATTAGAAGAAATGCACAAGTCACTTGCTTTAATAAGGCGAGTCAACAATGTCTGCAGTCTATTTTTGGCACCAGAATCATCCGTGATGGATCTAAGAAATTGATTCTTCACACGACCCTCATTTATGTATCCCATAATCCTCCCGAGAGTACCAGGAGAAGGCTGGATTGTGTGAGTTTCGAGACCAGTTAAGAACCCATCAACCTCGTGAATCCATTCACCAAAGGCATCACGGTGTTCAAATATTTGATCATAAATCTCAAAACCCAGTGACTTCCGGACAGCATTAAGCAAAGAAAGTGCTATTTTTGATCCGTATTCAACTGCGCCATCAACACCTTTAATTATAGACGGAAAATGCACAATGTAATCCTTGAGGACAGAAAAAACATCTTTCTTCTTGTCACCGAGCATGAAGAACCCGCAAGAGAAAACGGACACGAACAATTTAGACACCAAACTTTGATCCAGTGGTATAAGTGGCTCATTCCCTTCTGCCCGATTAATCGGATGATCATCATCAGATCCTCTATAGGTTCGCTCAGGCTTCAACTGGGCAAGCTTCTCATGAAACTCATCCAATATATTGCGCAAGTCATTGGTAGCCGCTACGGCCTGGGCACCTTGTACGAGAGCTAGAGCACTAATTAAACCTCCAGCAGTTATAGCAAGCACTGCTCTACGTGCATATATCGCGTAAACAAAAATGCTAGCGGCAACACACAATACACATGTTTTAACAAATGTGCTAAGCCAAGAAAGCGCATTCTTTGAGAACTCACTTAGTGCTGACAATTTCTCAGTGGTTGCCTGTGCCGCTTTTGCCATCTGATTGCAAGCTTGAACAAAGACTCCAGGTGCCGCTCCTATAGTACGCAAGAGCTCTCCCATATTAAAACCATTCTGGGGCTCGTTACTATGAAACGACAGCTCATTTAACATATTGCGAAACGCTTTTTCGCAACGTTCAAGCTCACGGGCGGTGAGTTTCTTCTTTTGATGAGCTCTTTCAGCGGCACGTTTAATTTTAGCGGTGTTTCTACGAACTTCAGGTGAAACTCGCCGCAACACCTCGCGAATTTCATCGACACTAGCGTGAACCAAATCTTCACGCCTATCCTCACACTCTAAGTTGTCAATCTTAAAGTGATGCTTCCCTTCGGAAGATATCACAGCACTCTGCCTCTGAAGAGTCTTCTTCTTAGGCTCAAAGGACTGTGCACAATTCTTCCTCATATACTCAGGGACCAGTATCAAGTCATCATCAGACTGGGCATTCCCTGGAACATAATAAACCAACATACAAAGGGCTAAGGTCAATTTACTAAACCCTTGTGGTTTATTAGAATATGCCACATCAGAAGGAGACATTTGATTCAATCTCTTGACATTCTTATCAACATAACCCTGAATATCATGAACCAAGGAGGGTTGCTGGCGAAGACGAGGTAGAAGCTGGGGACATGCCACACACAATTCTTGAAAAGGAGTGGTCGGGAAATAGTTCTCATCCAGCGGATGAACAGCCGGAGGAGGAGGAACTGGACGACGATAAGGTTCACGCCATCCCATGTAAATTTGGAAAGATCTCCAAATTACATCGAAATTAACCAAAGTAAATAGACGGTAAAGAAAACCGACAACAAAGCAGACAATAAAGATCACCAAATAGGTGAAAAAGCTGAAAGCAAAAACGTTTTCCATTTATAAAGACTTAATTTCATTGGAGGCTTGCGGACTCCGCCGCAACGGGGCAAGTTTTCAGACCTGCCGTCCTATCCACTGGACTGCCAGTGGCAACAGTACGATTCTTGAGTCAAGACACAACAGTTTTTATCAGGGTAAATACCCTTGTAGATTTTATATTT